GGGGGGGGGAATCCCTAACCCCCCTCGCTTTTAAGGACTGCCGCTCCCGGTAGATTTTTGCGCGTGAGAAATAAGAACTTTTTTTTGGTGGCAATCATGCCGAAGGAGCGAAATGAAAGTCGTTATCGTTGATGAAAAACAGAGCCGTTCGGTTACTGTTCCAGACGGTATGAGTGACCTACAGGTTCCACTTCTCCCGGAGTACTTTTTGTGCGCCAGCGGTCATGGAGATCTGATGGGCGCCATAAATCTCCCGATCACAAGATATGAATGCTCAGGGCTGGAGATGAACTTCGTATCACCGGTCAGCGTATCGGCGGCGCGACTTGCCGCGTTGCTTGTTGAATATGGCGAGCCATTCCAGCTTGTTGATGGGCATTAATTATGGGGACAGGAGTACGCTCTCCCGGTGGGGGCCGGAAACCTAACAATGATGGGATGCAGGTCAGCTCGGTAACACGTGCAGTAAAGCCGCCAGATGAACTACTCGGTGACATAGCTATTGATGCATGGCGTCGGACGTGCCGCATCATGATTGACCGCGGTACATTTGAAATGGAGGATTGCTATCTCCTTATGGAGTACTGCAATACCGTGCAATTGCTGTATGACGCAAACAAAGAGATCGGCAGCGATGGGACGAGCGATGATACAGCAGCTGGCGGGAAAAAACTGAGCGCGGCGGTTAAAGCTCGCGACAAGTACATCTCCCAGCTGATCCGGCTCAGCGTAGTGCTGAAGTTGGACCCTAACAGCCGGGTTAAGACAACAAAGCCGGGAGAGAAGAACGCTGGCGGAAACGAGTTCGACGAATTTTGATTGGGACCACGGTCCCATTTTTTATGGACGACACGCATGGCTGCATACCCGAACGTCAATCTGGCGAACCAGTATGTACGCGATGTGTTGAGTGAAAAAATCCGCGCATGTAAAAGCATCAGGTTGGCGTGCCAGCGTCATTTTAGTGACCTCGAAAAATCCCTTGATAAGCAATATCCATATCGTTTCGATCGTGAGCTGGCGGAGCGTGCATGTCGTTTCGTCCAGCTTTTGCCGCATTCAAGCGGCGATTTAGCAGGGCAGAAGTTAAAGCTGGAACCGTGGCAGGCTTTCGCTTTCTGCTCCATTTTTGGCTGGGTAACGAAAAAGAATAAAAAGCGCAGATTTCGTGAAGCTTACATTCGTGTGGCGCGCAAAAACGGGAAATCGTTTTTTGCAGCAGGTATTGGCACCTATATGTTTTGCGCCGATGGCGAAAACAGTGCAGAGGTTTACTGCGGCGCGACAACGATGGGGCAAGCGAAAAAGGTTTTCACCCCAGCCAGGCAGATGGCCAGCCGACTGCCATCCCTACGTTCAAAATTTAGTATTTCGGTGTGGGTAGATAGTATGACTCGCCCGGACGGTTCTCTGTTTTCGCCCATCGCAGGTAAGCCGGGGGACGGTGACAGCCCACACTGCGCGATTATCGACGAATATCATGAGCACGACACGGACCACATGTATGAGGCTATGACGCTGGGCATGGGCGCTAGGTCTCAGCCGTTAACGCTGATAATCACAACGGCAGGCACATCCCTGGAATCACCGTGCTATGACAAGGATAAGCAGGTCAAGGAGATGCTGAGTAATCAGATCCCGAACGAACGCCTGTTTGGTCTTATCTATGAACTGGATGAAGGAGACGACTGGACCGATCCGAGCAACTTCATTAAAGCGAATCCAAACCTCGATGTGTCGATATCGTATGACGATTTGCTGGCCGAAATGGAAGTGGCCAAACAGGTTCCTCGTAAAGTTAACGCCTTTAAAACAAAGCGCCTGAATATATGGGTGTCTGGTAAATCTGCGTTTTACAACATGACGCAGTGGCAGGCTGCGGAAGACAAAACGCTACGGCACGAAGACTTCACTGGAGAAACTAACTATTTCGGCCTCGATCTGGCACAGCGACTTGATATGAACGCTGGCGTGGGTGTCTACGTGCGGGAAATAGATGGGAAAAAACACTATTACTGCATTAAGCCGAAGTTTTGGGTTCCAGAAGATACCGTCAACAGTGCAGATCCAAAAATTGCTAAAACGGCAGACCGGTACCGGAAGTTTGTAGAAATGGGTGTCCTGGAAGCAACTGACGGAGCCGAGGCCGACTACCGGGAAATTCTGGCCAGCATCATTGATATGCAGGAAATAGAAAACATCCGCATCACTGAAATCCCTATCGACCCCAGCGGAGCCACCGCGCTCAGCCATGATTTGCAGGATAACGGCTTTGAGCCGATCTCAATTCGCCAGGATTACACAAATATGTCGCCGCCGATGAAAGAGCTTGAGGCGGCACTTGCCGGCGGGCGATTCCATCATGACGGCAATCCGGTTTTATCCTGGTGCATCAGTAATGTAATCGGTAAGACGGTACCGGGCAGTGACGATATTGTCAGACCCACTAAGGGCGACAAACAATCAAAAATTGACGGCGCAACCGCGCTGTTTATGGCACTGGGCCGCGCCATGCTCAATGGTCGCTCAGATACTGGCACATCAGCATACGACGAGACAGATATAGCATGCTAATCACGATTATTACGTTTTTACTTGGCCTGTGCGGTGCGGTGCTGATATCTGCTGGCGCCTGGCTGCTCTTACCGCCTGCAGGTCTGATTGTCGGCGGTGTATTCATGATCTGGATATCGTACCTCATCGCCAGCTCAGCAGCGCCTACCGCGCCAGCTGCGGGGGATGATTAATGTTTATTCCGCAGTTTTTTAAACGATCCCGTCCCGGAGGCGGTAACTGGACGACAGTTCTCGGTGGGATTAATGCGAGCCAGAGCAGTGCGGGCATTATGGTCACGCCGGAAACGGCGCTGGCCATTGGTGCCGTTCGCGCCTGTGTAACGCTGCTGGCTGAATCAGTCGCGCAGCTGCCGTGCGAGTTGTATGTCAGGGATGAAAAGGGGGGCCGGCGGCGGGCGACTGACCATCCGTTGTACGATGTTATTCATTCCCAGCCAAACCGCAAAGACACCAGTTTTGAATATTATGAGCAACAGCAGGGTGTGCTGGGGCTTGAGGGGAATTGTTACTCGATCATCGATCGGGATGGTAAGGGATTCCCGACAGAGCTGATTCCCATTAATCCGAAGAAAGTGACGGTGATGAAAGGCCCAGATGGTATGCCGTACTACCACCTGCCGGACATTGGCGAAACGCTACCGATGCGCATGATGCATCATGTTAAGTATTTCAGCTTGGATGGCTATATCGGGACCAGCCCAATTCAGACGAACGCGGATGTGCTGGGGCTCGGCCTGGCTGTTGAGCAGCACGCGGCGCAGGTTTTCGCGCGCGGAACAACAATGAGCGGCGTGATAGAGCGCCCGCGTGAAGCAACCACAATTAAAAGTCAGGATGCTATAGACCGTCTGCTGGCTAAGTGGACCGACCGCTATTCCGGGGTTCGTAATGCGTTTAGTGTTGCGCTGCTACAGGAAGGTATGAGTTACAAGCAGCTCTCTCAGGACAACGAAAAAGCGCAGCTGCTACAGTCCCGACAATGGACGGTCAACGAAGTTTGTCGGCTTTACAAGATCCCGCCACACATGATTCAGCTGCTCGACAAGGCCACTAACAACAACATTGAACATCAGGGGCTCCAGTTCGTGATGTACACGCTGCTGGCATGGCTCAAGCGCCATGAAGGCGCGATGATGCGTGACCTGCTTCTGCCGAGCGAGCGCCGGGAGCTGTACATCGAGTTCAACGTATCCTCTTTACTCCGTGGTGACCAGAAATCGCGCTATGAGTCGTATGCACTGGGCAGGCAGTGGGGCTGGCTGTCAGTGAACGACATCAGACGCATGGAAAATATGCCGCCGATAGAAGGCGGTGACAAGTATCTGACTCCACTAAACATGGTAGACAGCAGCCTGATAACAGGCATGGATAAAGCCACGCCGCAGCAGTTAAACGAAGTCAGAGAGATTCTGGCCAGATAATAGACGAAAGTGTGAGAAAAAGTAGCAGTACAGACACCGCCCGCAATAGCGGGCTTTTTTATGGATGACGCAATGAAATATTTCATAGCACTGTTGATAGATGTGATGGTCCTGCTGTCGTTTGTGCTGGGTGAGTTGTACGACAGCTCAGCGTTCATGGGGGTAGGCTATTTTTGGGGCTGGTTGGTCGGTGTTATTGGCGTGCTGGGGTTTATCTCGCCATCAGTCAGGCAGAAGGCGGAATCAACATATGAGCACCAACCTTTACTGTTCCGCATCTACGACGTTGTGACCGATCTTGCGTTCATCATGTTTGCGGCTTATCAGGGCTGGTTCGTTCTGGCAACGGTTTACACGCTGCACTCAATGATGAAGGCCCAGCATAAACAGAAGATGGAAAAACTATGCCGAGAATAACAAACCTGCCGCACCTGGCAGAGCAGGTCTTCGGGGTTCCGCAGTACGCCACACGTCAGTTGATGGACTCAGTAAAAGCGGTGTTGATACCCCGTATTCATGGTGTTGATGGCGGAACCATTCTGGCGCTGGCCGATGATACGCCAGAACGCGAGGATACAGCGCCACAGCAAGGTGGAGGTGTAGCTGTGATTCCGGTTCACGGCATTCTGGTCCCACGCCGCGGGCAGATTAGCAGAGCCTGCACTGAACTGACGAGCTACGAAAAAGTTCGCAGTCAACTACAGGCAGCTCTGAATGATCCAGCGGTGTATGAGGTTGTACTTGATATTAACTCTGGAGGCGGTGCCGTCAGTGGTTGTAAAGAGTTAGCCGACTACATTTATGCATCGCGCAGCGCGAAGCCAATAACCGCTATCGTTAACTTTAACGCTTTCAGCGCGGCTTATTTTATTGCGTCCGCCTGCAGTAAGGTTGTACTGAGCCAGACAAGCGGCGTTGGCTCCATCGGCGTCATTATGGAGCACATGGAAGCGTCCAGGTGGGAAGACCAGGTTGGTTTTACGTTCACGACGCTGTACCGCGGCGATAACAAAAACAACGGCAGCCCGCACGAACCGTTGTCAGAGCAATCCCGCACATTCCTGCAGGCGCTCATTGATGACGCATATGAGACGTTCACAACGTCTGTAGCCCAGTATCGTGGCATTGATGTGCAGGCGGTCATTGATACGCAGGCCGGTCTTTATTACGGCCCCCGCGCCATCAACGCTGGTCTGGCTGATGAACTGTCCGACCCACAAACGGCTATTAACAATATCGCAGCGAAGTATCGCCCGCAGCCGCAGCAGAAATCAGGTATCAGGCTCAGGGCAGCAGCAATCGACATCAAGTCAAAAATGTAACCCGGCGCAGACGCGTCACCCAAACAGGCAGCCATACGGTTGCTTTTTTTATGCGCAAAGAGAGATAAGAAATATGCCTCAAATTGAAGAATTACGCCGTCAACGCGCGGGTATTAACGATCAGATTCAGGCGCTGGCCGCGCTGGAAACGGAAGGCAAAGAATTAAGCGCTGAGCAACTGGAGCAGTTTTCCAGTCTGTCAGCGCAGTTTGAAACCATCACCGCAAAAATGGCCCGCGCCGAAGCTGCCGAACTTGCAGCAGCAGCCGTCGCAAAACCAGTACAGGCCGGGAAAAAATCGGCTCAGGTACAGGTGAAAGAAGAACCGGCGCAGTACAAGGGTGCAGGCATGACGCGCCTGGTTATGAGTATTGCGGCTGGCGGTGGCCATATCGGTGATGCAGCAAAATTTGCGGCATCCGAGCTCAATGATCAGGCATTGTCGATGGCGATCGAAACCGCAGCCGGTTCCGGCGGCGCGCTCGTTCCGCAGAATATGCAGCGTGAGGTCATTGAGCTGCTGCGTGACCGCACTATTGTTCGCAAGCTCGGCGCGCGCTCAATTCCCCTGCCAAATGGCAATCTATCCCTGCCTCGCCTTGCGAGTGGTTCAACTGCCAACTATGCGGGTGAAGGGCAAGATACAAGGGCTAGCGGTGCAACGTTTGATGACGTCCAGCTGAGCGCAAAGACTCTGATTTGCATGGTTCCCCTGTCGAATCAGCTTATTGGTCGCGCTGGGTTCAACGTCGAGCAATTAGTGCTGCAGGACATTTTAAGCGGTATCGCAACGCGAGAAGATAAAGCGTTTCTCCGTGATGATGGCAGCAATTACACCCCGAAAGGCTTTAAAGCTGTTGCTAAAGCAGCAGGGCGCGTACAGGCATGGTCTGGCAATGCCACACTTGAGACGATTGATACCTATCTGGACAGTTTGATCCTGATGGCTATGGACGGTAACAGCAACATGATTGCATGTGGTTGGGGTATGTCGAATCGTAGCTACATGAAACTTTTTGGACTACGTGATGGCAATGGCAACAAGGTTTATCCAGAAATGGCAAGCGGGTTACTGAAAGGTTATCCGATTGAGCGGACCAGCGCTATTCCGGCAAATCTAGGTACCAGCGGGAAGGAATCGGAGATTTATTTTGGCGATTTCAATGACGTGATGATCGGTGAAGACGGGATAATGACCGTCGATTTTAGCCGCGAGGCAACATACCTCGACGCAGAAGGAAACTCTGTATCAGCGTTTGCGCGTAACCAGTCGATTATTCGTGTTATCACTGAGCACGACATCGGCTTCCGGCATACCGCCGGCCTCGCGCTGGGAACTGATGTCACCTGGTAATTCCGCACACAGCCCGCTTCGGCGGGTTTTTTTTTACATCCAGAGGAAACAACATGGCCAAATCACCAAAAACTACAGTCCAAATTCAGACCCCGGAAGCGACCAACGCCATTGAACCGGGCGGCCCGACCCCGGAAGCGGCTGGCACCATTGAACCGGGCGCCCCGACCCCGGAAGCGGCTGGCGCCATTGAACCGGGCGGCCAGACCCCGGAAGCGGCTGGCGCCATTGAACCGGGCGGCCAGACCCCGGAAGCGGCTGGCGCCATTGAACCGGGCGGCCAGACTCCGGAAGCGGCTGGCGCCATTGAACCGGGCGGCCAGACCCCGGAAGCGACTGGCACCATTGAACCGGGCGCCCCGGTCCCGAAAACGGCCAGCGCTATTGAACCGGGTGTACCGGTGCCAGATGGGACCACGGTCCCGGATGCCAATAAAGTGGAAGAAGATATGGCAAAACCAACTACTACAGAGCGCGCTGCTGTGACATTCCTCGGTCCATATCATCGTTACAGCCGCGGCGATACAGCAGTGTTTGACGGCGCATACGCACAGGAACTGGTCGACCGCAATATTGCCGTCTGGCCAAAAGACGCGAAGCGCATGTTGGCCGCTAAAACCGGAAGCTCAGAACATGATACTGACATCGGCTGATGCAAAGACCCAGCTCCGTTTAGAGCAGGATTTTACCGAGCATGACTCGATGCTGGAATCGTTGATTGCCGCAGCGCAGCGCAGCATTGAGCGTAATTACCATTGCAAGTTGGTAGAGACGCAGGATGAGCTGGAAAGCCTGCCGGATGGCACAGTCGGCTATGTAGCGGATGAGGATATCCAGCTGGCCATGAAAATGATGGTCTCACAGTGGTATCTGAATCCAACGGGCGCCGGCATGGGCTCGCCATCCGAGTTGGGTGTCGAATATCTGCTGTTTCCCCTGATGGAGCTGGCGATATGACAGATCCCCTGGACCCTGGAAAAATGCGCAGCAGGCTGTTGTTCGGCTATCTCGAAGAGAGGCGCGGTTCACTGGGTGAGGTATTGCCGTCAGAGCCGGTTCATGCAGGTGGAGCCTGGGCAATGATGGAGCCGATTTCTAATCGCAAAATAAGGACGGCTGACCAGCAGCAGGTTGTTGAAACCTGTCAATTCACATTGTATCCGCGCGCAGTAGAGATTGACTGGACAGTCACGACAGGCGGAAAAGTTTTCACTGTTCGCAGTGTCGACCGTTCCATACCTGACCGCATCATCATCACAGCGGAGGCAGACAGCCGCCATGATAGAGCTGGCAATTAAAACATCGCTGGAACAGATAACCGGCATGGCCGTCTATCCGTTGCTGTTGCCGGCGACAGCCCAGGAAGGAATCACATTCCAGCGCATATCAGACCCGCAGGTCGGTACCGGTTTGGCGCGCACCCGGCTGACGGCAGGACGGTTCCAGATCAGTATGTACCTGGTCAACAACTACACCCGCCTGGTTGAGCTGGATGCCGCAATCTGGAGCGCGTGGCAGGGTGTAGTCCAGGGCGAACTGGCCGGATATCCGGTCCAGTACATCACCCGCGGAGGTATTCAACAGGGCCAGAACGTGCTCACGAACAACAGCGTCCAGTTCCGCCTGGTGCGAGATTTCACACTGACCTATCCGGAGTAACCCATGCTCGAAATTAAATTCCCTACCGGGAAGGATCTCGATCGCGCGTTGGGTGACATAGAGAAAAAGGTTGGCGTGAAGCTGCTCCGGGATGCTGGCAGAAAAGCGCTGGCTGTTGTTGAGCAGGATATGAAGCAGCACGCCGGCTACGACGCTACCAGCGCCGCAGAGCACATGCGCGACTCCATCAAAATCCGCAGCACCAATGTTGCGACCACATCCACCTATAACACCATCGTTACGCTGCGAGTTGGCCCCAGCAAAGCGCATCACATGAAAGCCATTGCTCAGGAGTATGGCACGGTTAAGCAGGTTGCAGAACCGTTCGTTCGGCCTGCACTGGATTACAACGTCAATAAAGTGCTGCGCGTTCTGGCCACGGAAATTCGAATCGGCCTGCAGGGCCATTAACAGAGAGAAAAATCATGGCAGATACAGTCATTAAATCCCCGTCTGAGTATGCAAAGCTCCCGGCGGGTACACGTGTTTCGTATGGTTCAAAAGGCGCGACAATCACCACTGCAGCGCTGCTGCAAAGTGCTATGGCCATCGGTGCTATGGGCAAAAAGGGCACCTTTATGAAGGTGACCAGGCTGATTGATACTGAGCCAAAATACATGGCCGACATGGGCGAGGGCGAAGATAAGACGATGGTCTTCATTGACGACCCGGATGATACGGCGCAGATGGCGCTGCTGACAGCAGCAGACGCAAACGAGACAAAAGTATTTTTTATCGAATTTCCGAACAAACGCATCGCGGAAGTTGAGTTGGTCCTGTCTGGCTGGTCCATGCAGGAAGTCGATCAGCCCGACGGGAAAATCCTCCAGGTTGAAGTGTACGGCAAGCAGAACAGCATCAAATGGACCAAAGCAGCTACCGGCGGCAGCGGCGCGTAATTAAAACAGGGAAATCACGATGAACTACAGCAATCTACTCACCCCGATAAACTCCGCTTATGAAACGACGCTGTTTGGCCAGAAGGCATTTATTCGCCGCCTGACGCAGCAGGAACTGTGGGATTACGAAGATGACATGGCGCGGCTGCGAGCCGGTGACAAGCCAGGGTATGACACGTCAATCCGCGGTATTCAGTTGGTTCTTTCTGCGCTGGTTAATGAGGATGGTAGTCGCCCGGACCCTAAAGACCTGCCGGCAGCGGCAGAGTTTTTGAGTACTCATTCTAACAAAGACCTGCTCGAAGCGAACGTGACGGTCCAGCGCTACGCCTACGGCGATCTGGAAGCCGCCGAAAAAAACTAACTGACTCGCCCCGGCTCCGTTTGCTGTTCATGCTGGCAGACCGCTGGGGCGAGCCGGACCCACGAAAACTGGCCGCATTGCCGGCCAGCATACTTACCGCATGGGAAGCGTATTTCTCGCTTCTTGAACGTAAGCGGGAAAATCCAGAACAACTCACACAACCAGGGCGGGAGCCGGTGCAGCAGTACGACGCCGATTTTGCCGACTGCGAGAGGTTATTAGGTCATGGCTGACGTAGCGACACTGGCGGTCGCGTTACACCTCAATTCCGCCAGTTTTAAATCCCAGTTTGCTGATGCGATCAGTTCTGCAGACCGCAGTTCGCGCCAGTTTAACTCCCGCGCACAGCAGGAGGCGAAAAAGACCCGCGAAGCGCTGTCAGGTATCGGCGGTGGCCTCAGTGGCATTGATGCCGATTTTGACAAGATGGGTAATGCTGTTGAGCGCCGGCTGACCGGGCTGAGTGAAATGCGTAGCGTGCTTGCGGGACTGTCGTCCGGAAGCAATGTTGCTGCATCCACCTTTACTGGTGCGCTTATTCCGGCGTTGGGTGAGGGGTTCACGAACGCACTGTTCAACAGCACCAACTCTCTGAAAGCACAGCGCGCCGCGCTGGCAGAAGCGGCGGAGGAGCAGATACGCAATGCCGGCAGCGCGGTTGAAGCCGCGCGCGCCGTTCGTGAGCAGGCGCAGGCGCAGCAGGATATCGCGCTGAAAACTATCGCTGCAGCGCGTGCGCAGCGCGAGCAGGCATTTGCGCTCGACGAGCATTTTGCTAAGCAGGCTGAGCTAAACAAACAATACGGCATCAGTGTGTCCTACCAGGACGAGCACGTCAAAAACGCCCGTACAATACAGGAAGCTAACTTAGCTGAAGCGAAAGCAAAGGGCAGTATGGCCGAGGCCGCAAAAACGGTTCTCGCCGCTGATATTGCTGAATCTAACGGTAAGCGCCAGCTGACAGTAGCAACGCGTCAGTTGAGCGCGGCAAATACCGAACTGACTCTGACCCAGCGTGTGGCCGCATCAAGCGCAGGCGTTCTCCAGGGTGCGCTGGCAATGGTTGGCGGTCCGGTGGGGGCGGTGGTACTGGCGGTGGCCAGCGCCGGCACCGCGCTTTACTCGATGTACTCAAAAGCGGAGGCAGAGACAAAGGCGTTTAACGCGGCGCTGATGAAAGGCGGGCAGCAGTCGATAATGACAGCCAACGACCTTAGCCGGCTAACCACCCAGCTCGGCGGTACGCAGTCGGCCATGAATGCAGTTAAGTCTGCCGTTGGCGCTGGGTTCGCCGGTGAATCTCTGACGCAGATTGCCGAACTGGCCATGAGAATTGAAGATGCTGGCGGCAGCGCTGACCAGCTCGTCAGTCAGCTGGCGTCACTCCGTACCGACCCGCTGCGCGCGATGGAAGAGCTGACACGTCAGGGTATTGTGCTGAATGACACCATCATTCAGCAGGTCGCCGCGCTTGAGCGCAAAGGTGAACTGACGCAGGCCAGTGATATTGCGCAGAAGGGCGCGGCAGACGCTGCAAAAAAGAGTCTGGAAGAACAGAAAAGGCTCGCAGAAGAAAACTCGCAGGAGATCCTGAAGCTTACGCGTAACTGGGGCATGATGCGTCTGGCCATCAGCGATGCCAACATTGCGGCAGCGCAGATGAAGCAGATTAAGCCGGCGGTTGATGCCGTGGCCGAGGGACAGAAAGCAGCAGAAGAACGGCAGAAGCAGGCGAAGCAGGAGCAGGCTGACGCCCTGGCACGCATCAAGTTGGAAGGACAGATATCTGCCGTGATAAGCGCCGGCGCGGATAAGAAAAAAGAAGCGGCGAAACTTACCGCGTCAGTGAACGAGAAGTATAAAGCCGGGGCGCTGTCCGCAGAGGAATATCAGCAGGCGCTCCGGGGCATCAGCAAACAGTACGGGCTGAATAAGAAAGCAAAAGAACACCGGGATGATTCAGCTACACGTCGCCTGCAGGAGCTGCGCCAGCAGGAAACAATCCTCCGGCAGCAACTGACGCAGACAGAAGAGTTGAGCGGTGCGGAGCGTAAGCTGCTCCAGTTCAATCAGGAAATCGCGGACATTAAGGTTAAGAAAATCTTAACGGCCAGTGACAAGAGCATCCTGAATGCTGAGCAGGAGCTGCGTACTCAGATGACGATGGTCGCCCAACTGGAGAAAGCGAACGAGGAGCGCAAGCTGCAGCGCCAGTTCCAGCAGGACAACATTGACCTGCAGCGCGAGACGTACCAGCTGCAGCTGGAGTACAGCAACCAGCTGGCGCAGATGAAAATGACCTCACCAGCCTATGACCAGATGATTGCTGAACAGCGCATCCGGGAGGATTTTGCTAAGCGGCAAGCCGATTTGGACAAACTTGTCAGTGATAAAGCATCAGCTGAATATGCTCGCCAGACGGCATTTTTAGCAGAAGAACAGCGCAAACAAATACAGATAGTCAGGAATGGAGCGATAGAAAAAAGTAATGCTGAAGCTTCCTGGAGTGATGGAGCCAAACGCGGCTTGGCAGACTGGAGCATAGGCGTAGAGAATCAGTTTTCGCAGGCGCAATCCATCGCGACAACCACAATGGATAACATGAGTGCTGCAGTCTGGAATTTTGCGTCTACAGGTAAGGCTGATTTCAGGTCTTTTGCAGCTTCGGTTATAAGTGATGTCGGTCAGATGATTACTAAAATGCTGGTACTGAATACAATCAAAGCAGGTGCATCATCCCTTGGAATCGGATCGATGTTTGGCTTTGCTGATGGAGGTTATACCGGTGATGGTGGTAAGCATGATGTGGCTGGGGTGGTTCACCGCGGCGAGTGGGTTGTGCCGCAGAACGTGGTGCGCCAACCAGGCATGTTGAATTTCCTGAGCCAACTGACATATGGGAAGGGCTATGCCGATGGTGGCTTGGTCGGTGGAACGCCAGCCCGTTCAGGAACGAGAAGTGCTCCGGTGGCGACTACGACGAGCAGCCCAAGTATCACCGTTAACATCCCAGTGTCCGTAGTACAACAGCAAGGCACGCCAGCGTCCAGCCAGAGAAATACAGCAGTTGATACAGCAGCGAATAGTGAAGTTAAGAGCATGGTACGCCAGACGGTGTTGGAAGTTCTCGACCGCGAGCTGGGGAACGGCGGGATGATTGACCTAAAACTGAGAGGAGCGGGTTAATGGCGCTACAGACGTTCACCTGGTCGCCGCTCAATGGTCCGCAAGCTGATTTCAGTTATAACACCCGCACGACGCAGTATGGTGACGGTTATGCGCAGACAGTAGACGATGGCATCAATCCGGAGTCGCAGTCATGGCCGCTAACATTTACGGCCACGACTGTGGAGATACTACCCATCGTTAAATTTCTGAGGGCGCACGGCCAGTCGAAAACCTTCAAGTGGACAAACCCGCTTGGTGAGCTGGGCTTGTATCGTGCGACCGATCTCAAAATAACACCTCTTGATTTTGCCCGCATGACCGTTACTGTTACGTTCGTCACGGCTTATAGAGCAGAGGAAATCTAAGGGAGACGGATGAAGAAAATCTGGGCAGTAATTTTATTGAGCTTTTTTTTAATTGGCTGCGTTCAGCCGATGACAAGAGCTGAGGTTGAGGCAGCAACGTATGAGCCATTACCTCAGAACTATAAAGACGAGATTAAGCAGATAATGACATACCGTCTTAAAGATGCTGAGTCTGCAAAATATAACTTCTTTGAGCCGAGGAAGGGTTATACGGCCTCAACGCGGCACTTTGGATATGTAGTCCCTGTTGGCATTAATGCAAAAAATAGTTACGGGGGCTATACGGGCTTCCAAGTGTACTACTTTGTTTATTATCAAAACATGTTCAAAGATGTAACGGATGGCGTGCAGTTAGGCGCTGTTAAATGGTCTGAAGACGTTAGATAAAGGCTTTAATTATGGCGGCTCAGGAGGTGTTGATATACCTACCGGAGTAGCCATATTTAAAGCAGTTTTGAATATTAATTTCCATTTGACCAATGAACATGCACGCGTTAACGTAGTGGGGTTACAGCAAAATCTGTAACCGGGCGTAGGAACCCGGATTCTAAGTGGCGCACAACACGCGTCAGCGTGTTTTTTTGTATGCGCAGCCTGTACACATCAAAAATTATGGTGGCTCAGGCGGGGCAGCCTTTGGGCTGGCCGGTTTCACTTAGGCCGGTATTCCTACCCCCGCTTGGGCCACCGCCAACGCGTAGGAACGATGGCAGTGGCAAAACCACTAAGTGAGGTAAGCCATGTTCCAGTTCAAATTCGCGGCCATTTGCCGCACCGATCGCAAAAATAACATTCATCATTTTTCGACCATTGCCGATAGTGAGCGCACCGCGCGCCGCCAGCTTTCGGGTAAGTTCGTGCTGTTCTTTCAGGCTCGCCTGCCGATAACAGGAGGTGTGGCGTGAACAATATCCGCATGAATGAATTTGGACTGGCCGAGACTCTGGAATCTACTCTGGCGCAAATAAGCGCACTGGCCACAACCGCGCATTACATCATTAGCAATACCGATAGTTCTATATACCTGCAGGAGTCAGCCCAGCTATTAGTCTTGATTAAAAATCTGGCCGCTGATGGAGAGCGCTACCGTGCAGAGTGGGAGCGAATGATTCCGCGCCAGCTCCCTGAGCGCACTTGCCGTTTTTGAGTTTCAGAAAGCTCACAAAATCCGGGTTGTGTTGATTGATAACAATCCGTGGTTTGTTGCGCTTGATGTGTGCAGCGCGCTTGAGCTAACAAATTCCCGAGTGTCGCTCAAGGCATTGGATGAGGATGAAAAGGGTGTAAGTTCAGTTTACACCCCTGGTGGGAGACAGCTGCTTAATGTCATCAGTGAATCCGGACTCTACACGTTAATCCTTCGCTGCCGTGATGCAGTTAAGCCGGGTACGCTGGCGCACGGGTTTCGTAAGTGGGTAACAAACGAGGTGCTGCCAGCTATCCGCCAGAACGGCTTCTATGGCTACTATGAAGCGGCACCGAAAGCAGCAGCGGAACCACTGACACCGCGCGACAGAGCTGAGTTGCAGGCGCTGGTAAATGACATAGCGACCAACTTTCATTACCGACGCACATGGGTTTCTGGTGTCTGGTACGCGCTCCGGCGCGCCACCGGCAATCCATCACCAAATCCTTTCACCACTGACGAGCTTCCGGCCATCATCCGTGAGTTACGGCGCATCCTGGCGGCCACTGAGGTTGCGCTGACTGAGATGCGTGGCTACGAACGAGAGTTCCTGAAAACCGTTATCCGTGATGCAAAACCAGCCACGGGCAGTGCAGTTCTGCCAGCAGTCATGCCGGAGTATGAATCCGATGCGGCTCTGCCGGCACGGTTCGAAGTGGCGCTGGAGCGCCTGGAGCGGTTGGCTGAAAAACTAAGCGGTACCGGGTATGGGGTGGTCTAAGATGGATAAATCGGGGTGCAGGAAAAAATTATGACCAATACAGATTGGGGAAAAGAGGCTGGAGAGAAACGCAAGGTTTTGGCTTACATCGCAGCAAAACAACTGGATATCGTTCAGGAATTGCTGAGCGAAATTATAGCTACATATCCAGATGAGGGGGTCAGTGCTGCTCATCCTAAGTCCGGGGTCCAGCAGATGTTAAAGCGCGCGTTAGCCTTACAAAAAGAGATGAGGTCAATTAGATGATGATGGAGCAGTGCTATAAGGACAGCAAAGGCTTTATTGATTTCTAAGTTACCAATATCAGCTAAATTCATTAAACCCCGCAACCGCGGGGTTTTTTGTTTATTGGGACCACGGTCCCGGAGCACTATATGAGCATTTCAGCAGACGACCAGAAACTGGAGCCCGGCAGCGAGATTACCCTGATTGAAGTGGACGGCAGCGCGTTCGGCGCTGACGTTCTGTATTTCCACAATCACGCCATACCTTACACACCAGAAGAGGTGGCCGCTGCCGGTGATGATCCGGCTAAGTTACCAGGCAAACCGATTTACTGGCAGGGCATCCGGTATGACGCATGGCCGTGTCAGATTAGTGGCATGGAGTCGAATGGTGACGGCACCGCTGCATCACCAAAGCTTTCCGTAAGCAATATAGACGGCTCAGTATCCACGCTGTGCGGCATGTTTCAGGACATGAAGCAGGCGAAAGTGACAATCCACCGGACCTACGCGCATTACCTCGACGCAGCGAACTTCGCAGGCGGCAATCCGGACGCGAACCCAAATGCTGAACAGATCGATGTCTGGTACATCGACAGTAAGAGCACACAGAACGACACAACGGTGGAGTTCCGTTTGTCGTCGCCGGCTGACGTAACCGGCCAGCAATTGCCGGCGCGCCAGATGCTGAGCCGTTGTCACTGGTGTCTGCGTGGCCAGTACCGCGGCACCGACTGTGGTTATACCGGTACCAGATACTTCGACAAGTTTGGAAACCCGGTCACCAACCCAGCGCTCGATGAATGCCCCGGAACCGTAGCGGGCTGCAAGTTGCGCTGGGGAGAGGATGCCGCGCTGCCATTTGGCGGGTTCCCGGCGATTGCACTGATACGGATGTGATGATGCTGAGTAAACGACTGATTACAGCGATTGAGCGCCATGCTGCGCAGGAGTACCCGAACGAATGCTGTGGGCTGATTGTACGTGCCACGCGCCAGCGGCGCTATGTGCCATGCGCTAACACCCATCAGGAGCCCGCCCAGCACTTCCGTCTGGCGCCAGAGGAATGGACCGCAGCGGAAGACGTGGGAGAGGTTCTGGCCGTGGTGCATTCGCACCCGGATGCTGGTCCACATGCATCAGCGCAGGACCGACAGGCGTGCCAGGAATCGGGGCTGCCGTGGGTAATCATGGGCTGGCCCGGAGGGGAATACACGACAATCACGCCTGCAGATCGTCCGCCGTTGATAGGCCGTCCATTTGTGCATGGCAGTTGGGACTGCTACGGGCTGGTCCGCGACTGGTATCAGCAGGAGCGCGGTATCGAGTTGCCAGATTTTGAGCGCGCTGATAACTGGTGGACACGTGGAGAAAATCTGTACGTCCGGCATTATGCCGATGCTGGTTTTTATTCACACGCTGATCAGTTGCAGCCTGGTGATGTCATCCTGATGCAGTGGCGCGCGACAGAAATCAATCACGCCGGCATTTACTTGGGCGATGGAAAAATGCTCCACCATATGTACGGCCAGCAGAGTGGCGTAGTTCCATACGGCGGTGCATGGCGAGACAGAACGATGCTGACATTGAGGTACAGAGATGGCGAATAGTGGCGAGAAGATGGTGCTGGTCCGTCTGTATGGGCGGCTCGGCACGGTATTCGGGCGTGAGCATCGTCTGTCGGTGTCGTCAGTGCGTGAGGCGGTCCGGGCGCTGTGCATCATGCTCCCCGGCTTCGAACGCTGGCTGGAAAAGGGGCAGGAGCATGGTGTTACGTACACCGTGTTCAATGGCGCACAGAACCTCAGTGAGCGTGATCTGCAGCTGAATGGTGTACATGATGTTATCCGGATAGCGCCAGTGATAATCGGCAGCAAAAAGGCGGGGTTATTTCAAACGATTCTGGGTGCCGCGCTGGTAGCCGTGGGTGCTGTTCTGAGCTTTACGCCGTTTTTGGCTGCATCCCCGTTTCTGTACAAAGCCGGGGCGGTGATGATGCTGGGCGGCATTGCACAGATGCTGGTGCCGACCGGCACGCAGGGAACGACGAATACCGAGGACACGAAGAAAAGCTACTCGTTTGGTGCGCCAACAAACCAGGTGGCGGCGGGTAGCGGTGTGCCGATACTGTATGGCCAACGCGAGATAGGTGGCGTCCTCATCAGTGGCGGCATTTACGCGGAAGAGCAGCAGTAACCATAAAACCAAATTAACACATCCCGCTCCGGCGGGATTTTTTTGCCCGGAGAACGCATGGCGATGGAAATATCAGGCGCGAAGAGCAGCGGTGGCAGCAGTGATAACGGCGCCAACCGCGGCACCGAGATTGCGTCTGTTGCGTACATGAAGATGCTGCTGGCTCTTTCCGAAGGGGAGATTGAAGGCGGCTTTACTGGTGAGAATATCTACCTCAATGGCACGCCACTGATTGACAGCAAAGGCAGCGAGAATTTCCCCGGCGTTACATGGGACTGGCGCAGTGGGACACTCGATCAGGATTATATTCAGGGGTTCCCGGCTGTAGAGAACGAGCTGAATGTTGGTTATGAACTGAAATACGGTACGCCCTGGGTAAAGGCGATTAATAACACTCAGCTCAGCGCCGTCCGGCTGCGTATCAAGTTTCCGAACGGCGTTTACGCCATGCGCGATAGCGGCGGCAAAAATGGCTACAGAATTGAATACGCTGTCGACATATCCACGGATGGATCAACCTATGTTGAGTATGGTCGTGATGCCGCAGATGGTATCGCGAACTCGGGCTACGAGCGCAGCTATCGTATCGACCTGCCAGCGGCTACATCGGGCTGGCAGATCCGTGTTCGCAGGCTGACAGAGAATACAACTGATGGTCGCCACGCCGATACGATGAACATTGAGTCAATGACGGAAATCGTTGACGCAAAACTGCGATACCCACATACCGCACTGCTGTTCATCCAGTTTGATGCGAAACTTTTCGACGGGCAGACCCCGACCGTTACAGTGAAAGCAAAGGGTTTACTGGTACGTGTGCCGGCGAACTATGACCCGGTCAACAGGACGTATTCCGGGACGTGGGACGGGACGTTTAAATTTGCATGGACGAACAACCCTGCCTGGGTGTTTTACGACATGGTTACGCAGCATCGTTATGGTCTGGGTCAGCGCATATCACTGGAACAGGTAGATAAATGGACGCTCTACCAGATAGCGCAGTATTGCGATGCTCAGGTTTCAGACGGCGCTGGCGGCAAGGAGCCGCGTTTTTTATGTGATCTGTACATGAGCCAGCGTACTGATGCATGGACAGTGCTGAATGATATTGCGGCCATTTTCCGGGGCATGATTAGCTGGTCCGGTAATCTCATGACCGTCGATGCAGATATGCCGCGTGAGCTGGACCCAGATTTTGTATTCAACCGGGCCAACGTTGTCGGCTCGTTCAACTTCTCCAGCACGTCTGAGCGCAGTAACTATTCGTCAGCCATCGTTACGTGGAGCAATCCGGCGAACGGTTACAACGATGACCAGGCGAGCGTAATGGTCCAGGATCTTGCAGCGCGATTTGGTTTCAACACGTATGAAATGACGGCCACCGGCTGTACTCGCGAAAGTGAGGCGCAGCGCCGCGGATTGTGGGCTATCGAGACAAACCGCGATGACAACGTAGTGGAGTTCCCCACGGGTAACGAGGGACGGATTCCGCGTGTTGGTAAAATCATTGGCATTAATGACGCGCCGTTAGCTGGTCGCCAGAACGGCGGGCGTGTGAGTGCCGCTGCTGGCACGAAAATTACGCTGGACAGAATCACTACCGCAAAAGCTGGCGACCGTTTGATAGTCAACCTGCCATCGGGTAAGGCCGAGGGGCGCAATGTGGTCAGCGTATCCGGCCGGGGAATTACTGTTGCCAGCCCCTACAGTGAGACGCCGGCAGCAGAAGCGGGCTGGGTGCTGGACCAGGCTGATCTGGCCATTCAGCAATTCAGGGTTAAGCGCACAGCAATCAATGACGACGGTACCGTAACGATTAGTGGGTTGCCCTATAACCCGAATAAGTTCCCCAGAGTAGACGATGGGGCAGTAATTGAGGACAGACCTGTGACCGTGGTCCCACCACGTGGGCAGGGGATGCCGGAGAACATCAGGATAACCAGCTCGTACCGCGTTGAGCAGGGTATTGGCATCACAACGATGGAGGTTTCATGGGACAGTGTGGCAAATGCTGTTGCGTATGAGGCTCAATGGCGGCAGAACAATGGCGACTGGATTAACGTTGCGCGTACCGGTAACACCCGGTTTGAAGTGGACGGCATCTACGCAGGGCGCTATACCGTGCGCATCCGGGCATTCAATGCCAGCGATATCGCATCCATGTGGGGGACATCGGTTGAAACAGAGCTAACAGGTAAGACGGGTAAGCCGCCGACACCAGTTAACCTGACGACGAATCCGGAGATTTTTGGTATTTCGCTCAGTTGGGGATTCCCCGCCGGTGCGCAGGATACCTTAAAAACAGAGGTTCACTACAGCAGTACAAATAACGGAGATAACCCCAAACTGCTGGCCGACGTACCATATCCTCAGAGCACATATCAGCAAATGGGCCTGCGTGCTGGTCAGGACTTTTGGTATCGCGCTCGCTTGTGTGACCGCATAGGTAATGTTGGAGACTGGACCGACTGGATACGCGGGCAGGCATCAACCGACGCCAGCGGCGTTCTTGACTGGATTGGCGACGACATCATGACGACTGAGGCAGGCAACCAGCTTGTTACGCAGATTGATACCAACACAGATGCGATTGTCGAAAACGCTCTGGCAAATGATGCTGATATCCGGCGCTGGCGAAAACAAGCTGGCCTGGCCTCAGCAGAAATTCTGGAGATTCGCACAATTCAGGCAGATGACCAGCGAGCATTTGCAGAGTATCAACAGTTAGTGACGGCTAAATTTGATAATCAAGAAGCGTCAATTCAGACAAAGGCAACGACGCAATTTGATAACGCAGGAACGGGATCGGCGATTTACAACGTCAATGCCGGGGTCACTTATAATGGAGTTTATTCTTCTGCCGGAATGGCAATTGGTGTGGAGGTGATTGGTGGTAGTGTTAAATCACAAGTGCTGTTTTTAGCTGATAGGTTTGCGGTAATGAGCGAGGCAGGAGGAAAAACCTACTCACCATTCGCTATAGAAAATGGACAGGTATTTATCAGCAATGCATTTATCGGTGATGGTACTATTACAAATGCGAAAATAGCTAATGTTATTCAGTCTAATAATTATATTGCTGGTAGCTCTGGATGGCAGATTAATAAAAATGGGAATGTTGATTTTAATAACGGCACGTTCAGGGGAAGCCTTTATGCTTCTAATGGTAACTTTAGTTTTAATGGTTCCAGTAATACTGTAGTCCTGGATGGCAATGGCGTAACAGTGAATATTACTGGTGGAGGTAAAATTGTCCTCGGGAAATGGAGCTAGCAATGCCCCAGGGTTTATATATTGACCTGAATGATGGTAGGCCACCGATGGAAATAACTTCCGGTGTGCGTTGTCCATCATATTGCATGACAACAGAGCAAACCGTCGCTTATTCATCTGTTGCTGTTAGCAATTACGTTAGTGGCTCACAATTGCTGTTTATACCACGACAAACAGTTCAATCTTACCGAGAGGGAACAAATTTAGTGCCGACAGTTGACGTGCTCAGTGGCGTTACATTTTCTGGTGGGACAATGACCCATGCAACATGGAATAGCATGTCGCACGCGGTAAATATGATTTGGCCGGGAACGGTGTGGCAAATATTGCCTGCGTCATCTGGCTCTATCGGCCTATACATTCAGGATAGCACTGATTTTCTATCAATTACCGATGCCACGATGTCTGGTCAGTGTGTGTACGCGGCAGAGATAACCGTTAGCGGCTCCTGGGATACGCCAACAATAGCGGGATACGATAGAGAAAAGTATTCAGTATTTGCCCGCTGGAATGCCGCTGGTGTTGTTGTCGATTTTGACGGCTCAACAATCATGGCTTTTGTAGAGCGAGACGGAGAGGATGTGCCAGCGAGTGTAACAATGACTGTAGCTATATTCGCCTCTGGCGTAGCGCCCACTCCCGGCGATGGATTGACGATACTTAACAGTAAGGGTGCTTGCACATTTTCAACAGTCAAGCGTCCATTTATTTATCATGGCGCATTATATACACCGTCATTTGCTAATGCTGATATTGGTAATCGAATGGTGTTATTAGGGCGGTATGGGTATTCGAGTAAAGCAAATTCTGGCTGGTGCTGGCTTAAATTCGCAGGATTAGTTATGCAGGGAAATAACGTCAGGCTAGGCGGTGGGCAGGTGCAAAATTACTGGACTGACCAATACCCTGTTACAGGGCAACGCGCTACAGCAATTAGCATTCCGTGTGTTGATAATATTTATTAGAGGTAATTATGGCCTGGTATACAAAAGGAACGATAGCTATTGACGGGGCTACAGTAACTGGCATTGGTACGAACTGGACAGATAATAAAATGGCTATTGGCCCAGGACAGGCGCTATACATTCCTGCTATCTCAAAATGGTTCGAAATATTGCGTGTGGATAGCGCAACAAAAATAACACTCGCAAGTAGCGCAGGAAATGTAGCGGCAGGTAGTTTGTATGCCATTTTGTCGTTTTATACTGACTCGGCCCCTGATTTTGCATGCCGCCTGGCTGCGCAACTGGGATATTACCAGTCACAGATGGACGGCTGGCAAGAACTCATGACAGGAACTGGAAGCGTGACGTTAGAAGACCCTAACGGCCAGGTAGTCACAATTAGCTCATTTAAAAAATTGACTGACGACATGTCAGCAAAAATGGAAAAATCGCAGAATCTGAACGACGTTGAGAATAAAGCTACTGCGCGCACAAATCTAGGCCTGACGCTCATCAGCAGCACGACAGATGAGATAGCAGGGCGCGTGATGACAACCGGCGCTGCGGGTTTGTTGGCGCGCTCAACACCTCTAATTGCTGGCAGCTACAACAGGTATCCATCTGGTTTTTACCGTTCAGGCGGTGGCTCAGGTAATGTTGGCTACGGCGCAGGCGTCTACTGTTCGTATGACGAAACTATTTGTTTTCACATTCATGCCCAGGGCAATGGTCAACTGCGCTATAGGTATCTCAATACAGGCCTGATAACGTATGACCACACCGTTTACTCAACCGGTAATACAATAAAAACGTCAGATGGTTCACTAAAAGCTGCCAGCCCTATTGTCAAAATATGGCGAAATGGATCGGCTGAGGTAAATGATGAGGCTGCAGGTATCACGGTTACACGGTTGGATATTGGTAATTACTTGATAAATGGTTGCACAGGCCTGAATGCAGATGCAGCTTGGTGTGGCATTGATGGCGGGTTTGATATTCCAATGGATCGCAATAAACAGCCGCTGATATGGCTCGACTATGAAGTTCATGCAGACGGTGCTGTATTGGTGAAAACCTATCATAGAACGCATCCCAGCGCTCCCGCCTGGGCGCAAAATATTATTGCGGGTTATGATGATGGAGATGCAATTGACATCCCTGCAGATCAATATGTTTCTGTACGTGTTGAAATGCCGCCAAATAGTGCATGGAACATTCGTCAGCAGGCAGGGCGCGATGGTAACTAAATTTCCTCAAAGGACAGTGGGTTAATTTAGCCATTCAAAACATCCCTTGCCGCCAGTAAAAATATCAATAATACTGTATATAAACACAGCAATCTAGGTAGGTATCATGGGATTTCCATCACCAGCGCGCGACTTCATGGAGCCGGCGCTCACACCTAATTATATCTGTGGTATTACACCCAGCTCGCATGTAATCGAAACCTCGTCGGGTTATGCAGTCATTGAACCTGAACACCAGCCGGTGCAGGGAGACCGAGTTTTGTTGTCATTTTGCGGGCGAGTACAGTTTGCAAAAATAATGGGGCAATCGTTCGTTTGTGATGATGGAGACACAATCGAGGGTGAGGCCTGCTCAGATGCGCGTGTACTCGGCGTTGTAACATTCACGGTCACAGACCACTACAAGCGAGATGCCAGAGATGGGTCGCCGGTATGAAATTCCCGCTGCGTTTGTGGCGGCGATTCGACGTAGCCAAAAGGGCTATTTATGCATGAGGACGCATGATTTTGTGCAGGAATTGAATATGCGTGGTTGGCACTTTAGTGATGAGGAGGCTAATCGCTGGATAGAGCGTGAACAGCCAGACTTCATTGATAAAACCCCTGATAGCAATAGCAATAGGTACTGGATTTTGCGCAACATGGGTGAGATACGATAATGGCGCGGGACCGCGGTCCCATTGAGGCATGTCGAGGTATTGTGTTACTGTTTGGTCAAGCGTCATTCTCCTGTCGTAAGGTATGACGCGCCCCGCCGGTGGCGTCCGGCGGGGCATCCCTTTTTAGATCACATAACGGCTTTCAATTTCCACGGCGATACTCCGCTGCTTATCCTCATCGTTTTTTGTGCCTGCCAGCACGGTTCTGGCAAAGGGTATTAACGCCTGCGTTTCGTTTTGCGTGATCCTATAATTGATGGAATCAGCAGCTGCACGAATAGCAGTCACAACCGTGTCGATTTCTGTTATTGACTCATCGATCACGCGCACGGTCGCAGCTTGCTGCTCACGCTGATGTTGCTCCAGCAAATCCTCAATCTGTTTCACCAGTTCCTGCGGGACTCCCTTAAGCTGGAATGATACGGCATCGCCCTTGTACTTTGCCTTTATGCCCGCACCAAATTTACGCTCACTGGCCTGTACCTTGCCAGGCTTTAATGCAACATCATGCAGCTGTTGAATGATGTCATCAGTTTCGAATATCTCACCAGCGGCCTGTCTCGCGGCAAGGTTTTTAGCAAATGCAAATAGGGCATCAGCATTACTGGCGTATGTTTTAGCCAGGCCCTCACCGGCTCGCGCACTGAGTTCATTTGGGTTCACAAACAACCGAATAATCTCGGTCGGTAGCTCGGCGGTCTTGATGCAGCGAGTGATGATTTTACGGGATATATTCTCAGCTTCCGCCAGTTGACTGACGTTGCCGTCAAATCTGGTACTCAGAAGACGCGCATAACGCTTACCGCGCTCATACGCACTGGGTGGCCTGTAGTCGTTGCCAATTTCGGATAACCACTGCATCTGCTCATCATCCAGATCACCAACAAGGACACGGTAATCGCTATGGGTAACGATAGATGTCATTCTGCGGCGGCTTCCGTCGGCTACTTCTGTTATTCCGTTCACTTCGCGCCCGAATGCGGGGTTTTGCTGACCATTGGCCAAGAATGATGGTATCAGGTCATCCAGGGCCTCTTTCGTTAACAATGTCTGGTCGCGTTCGTTACCAGCCCATACCATAGTTGCGCGTTCAACACGTTCAGCAGGTATTACAACGAGCTTAAATGTAACATCACGGCCACAAACCGGGAGGATGATAGTATTACCGGTCATGCTACTGACACGACTACGCAAAGCGCTGACAGCCGGTGATGTGGGTTCATTTGATGTATGTGATGTGTCAACAGTAGCAGGCATATTCTTTTTCAGGTCTGGTGCGTTTTTTAGAGTTGGGGCGCGTTTCATTATTTTTTATCCTCCCACCTCGGCGCGATAACTTTGTCGAAAATCTCCTGATAAACGGGCTCCCATATTGCCAATGCGTTTCGCCATGCGCTGGTTGATGAGCGCTGGTCAGTTGCTTGCTCGAACACTGTTCTCATTCTTATCTGGCCCTTGCCCACCTCATCAGTCACACGAACAACCTCACGTAGTACCATCGAACCCCATGCATCACGGATATGCTCTTCCATCCAGGGGGACTGGCTGCCGACTGTGTTGCTGTACTTTGTCAGCAATATTCGGACATCCGGTTCGAAACCACCGAGATCTACCGTCTTTAGGGTGTCACGCAGCATGGTGAAAAATTGCAATGTAGATGTGTAGTCATACAAATCTGCCGGAGTAGGCACAATGATGGCATCAGCAGCGCAGACAACATTAACAGCGCCAATACCGAGGTTAGGAGCACTGTCGATGATTATCAGGTCATAGTCATCCCATACAGACTCAATTGCAGCTCGCAGCATCAGATGATAAGGATGCGGCAGTTTTCCGGCATCAGCCCGTTGTAGCATTTCTGACTCGATACGATGCAACGACAGACATGATGGGATGATGTCGAGATTTGGCCAGCAGGTCCGCTTTATAGCGTATTCTGCGTTATCACGTTCACCGAGATAGTACGGCAGCAACGTATCGTCAGCATGCACATTAATGTCAGGGACATAGCCGTGATACATAGACGCTGAACCCTGCGGATCATTAGCGTCAACAAGCAGGGTTCGCAATCCAGCTAATGCGGCTCGTTGTGAAAGGTGGACTGCCGTAGATGTTTTGTACGCTCCGCCCTTATGCTGAGCAACGGCGAGCACCGACGGCAGTGAGCCATGAGGACGATGACGTAATTTGCCAAATACAGCGCGCATGTGATTTATCTGGCCGATAGAATACCCGACCCTCTGCTCTACTCGGCCTCGCATTGCCATGTCGGGGTGTGGTAAGCGTCCGGCCTTTTCTGCATCCCTGATAGCCTGCGCACTCACACCAACCAATTCTGCAGCTTCGAGTATGCCCCAGCGACGAGTAATTTCTCGTGCCTCTGGACTGTCGTCACCAAACTGAGCCATGGCAATAGCACGTGTCATGGTTTGGCCGCGCGCTATACACTCATTAAGCGTCTGTATAAGTCCCATAAATTGTTCTCCTGTCGTATTTGCTTTGCGCAAAAATCATTAAACACAATCATTCGGCGCAAAGCAACACCAAAACTTAAACTTTTCGTTAAAAATGAAAAGTAACACATAAAAAGCAAAGCTTAGTAATTGGGAGAAAGCTTGCACAGAAATACGCCGCCAAAAGCGGTGTGGAAGCATTGGAGCGCGCCAGCGCTCTGGCCCTTTTGAAATGATATCTTAGCTAATAACGAACCTTTCACTTGTTGGGTTTTACATAAGATATTGATTATAAATATTATTATTTAAGTTACTCACGTCCTATAGTTCCCGCGTACCCCTGCGTAACAGGCTTAAAAAAAAGCTAAAAATAAAATACCTGCTCACCCCCAAAAATACAGCGATTATCGTAACAAAGTTAATTAATGATTCTTGAAGCTAAGGTATACCACATCGTGATTTTATCGTAACAAAGATACAATCTTACACATTCCACAAATCGTAACAATATTATGAAGATTAACCATAATTGAAACAATGTTACGAAATTATCGCTACACATTAGAAAACATACACGTGTATGTTTTCTTATGTGTTACTATAATCGTAACAATGTTTGCTATTGAATCCTTTAGATGCGTTATAATTGTTACGATAAATAAAATTTATTTTGTTACAATAGTGTTTGACTCATCTATGATTAGGTGGGATTATTGTTTTCAATATTGTTACGATAAGAGGCGCGGAAAATGGCAAAGTTGGGCGGAGGTATCGGAGTATTGATTGAGCAATTAGTTGCTGAAGTTGATGCCATTGAACAAATGGATATCCCCCAGGGGGATAAAACCCGAAAATATAAAGCCGCTGCTACAAAGCTAAAAAACAGGCTCTATCTTGACAAGCGGCGTTACAAAGGTCGCGGTGAGCGTAATCGCTTATCATTAAACACTGTAAACAACTATCTGACCCGAATCAGAAAACAATTTGATGACCGTTTACACCATCATTTTGCAGCAAATGTCGAACGTCTGGCAGAACGGTACCCCATTTATGCACGTGAGCTTAGGGAGTGGCTGGAGCTATCGACACCCGATATCCGTCAGCGATATATCCAACTGACCGAACATCTGAAATCAATAACGACAGTCGCTGAGCTGCTTGGCAATATCAAGCGCGGGCATGCAGGAGAGCGTCAACTATTGGCGCTCGCTCGCAAATATCCCGGTTGGGCAGCATATCTCCAAGCCCTGATTGAATCAGACTGGAAAGAAGCTGAGACAGAAATGTACCAGGCATTCAGGCAAGGTTCGGCCTTACTTGATGATCTAAGCAACCTAAAAATAAACCATGAAATTCTTTACCACCTGCAGCTGAGTCCGTCTGAGCGCGCGTCAATACAACAGCGCTGGGATGGTGTCCTCAATGAGAAAAAGCGCAGTGTTGTGCTGCTTGATTACCCTACATATATGCAGTCAGTTACGAATATTTTGTGCGCACCGTTTGCTCCTGAGCTCATAACCCAAAAGCAGGGAATGGCGGCAATGGCCTTTGCCCTGGCAGCTGCATCAGGTCGTCGATTGATTGAAATAATTGCAAACGGTGAATTTGAAGTCGCTGGCCGATATGAAGTGTTTTTCCGTGGGCAGGCAAAAAAACGGACTGGAAATAATGACGATACTCCTCGCAGAATTTACACCCTGTGCGATGCTAAATTATTCGTCCAGCGTTTGTATGAACTACGTAGCTGCCCAGCAGCTAATGACATTGCAGTTCTAAAAGCCGACCATACTGATGACGCCAGTTACCGTTCTGTTAATGTCCGTATAACATCTGGTCTGGCGAAAAGTTTTAACGAGTTTGCGAAGGATTTTTTCAAAGATAGTGCGCGAACATTTAAAGACACCCGTGCCATCTATGCCCGTATAACTTATGAAATGTGGTTCCGTACTGACCCACGCTGGAAGAACGTTGATGAGGATGTTTTTTTCTCAGAAATCCTCGGCCATGACGATGAAGGGACTCAGTTGCATTACAAGCAGTTCAAACTGCATAACTTCTCTCGCCACTGGCGGCCAGAAACCGGCTTAGAAAACCGGCGTTTAGCTGCCCTGCAGGCGCTTGACCCTGAAATGCCCGAATTTGCAAAGGGTGATGCGGGTATCAGAATCCACGATGCAGTGAAGCAGCTGGTCGAGGATGGAGGTGATGTTGTTATTAATACAAACACCCTACGCAAGGCAGGTTTTAACCCAACTCTGGTACGTCGTTACCTTGATTTTGCAGCAGACGCGCTGGGTCAGAGTGTTGGCGATAATGGTTGGATAAAAGCTGAAAGCGATTTGCCTGATATTATTCTCTGTGAAGAAAATGAACCCGGACTGGAAGATGATGAGCCAACTACTCATGGAATTGACATAGAGGGCCAGGCGGATAAATCAGATGACCCGGTAGAACGCCCACGCTTCAAAGCGCCGCGGCGAGCAGACGATGGAGCATGGATTATCGAATTTACATATTTGGGTCGACAGTACTATTGGTCAGGTAAAGCAGAAAATTTACCTGACGCAATGCAGGCGGCATGGGAAAACTATTTTTGAGCCCATAGACCAATTATTTTGATAGTTCTTTCAAAGCGACATAACGCCAGGCTGAATGCCTGGCGCGCTGCTTAATATCAGCCGTTACGCTAATCACCTTTATCCTCTTACGTAGCCAGTAAAACCACACTACAAGCAGCGCTGCGGATAATGGTAGGTACCACACTAACATCCTACCGCCACTCCTACACATAACCAAAAGAGGGTGAGTTTCCACGAAATAATACGTAGAGATTTTACCTGTTTGACACAACGGGTAATGCTAAAAATATGCGTGACTACATATCCAGTTTTTGATTCAGTAGCCCATAATTTAGACGTTATGTCCGCACCAATTAGAATATTGTTAAACCTGATGTACTTCACTTAAACCGCCTGTAATCGCCGTAGTTCAGCATATTGTCCAGCAGACAGTGTATCCATGTTATCTGTCATAAATAGGCCCGCTACGGTTGCCTGAATCAGCCTGGTAGGCATAGCAGCAAGTTGTACCAGTTCCTGTTCGCTCAATGCCTGTCGTAACCACTCCAGCGGCACCGGCATTGCCGAGATAGCATCCTCAACAACACATACGGCATCATCAATAAATGACGAATGAGGAGATCCAGATTGCGATCCAATGTCTATATATGATCCACAATCGAGATCAGCCGCTTCGGATATTGGTGCGTCCAGTTTTATCTGAACAAACGAGAGTGACGACGCTGCGCGACGTTCGAGAATGCCGTGAATGAATGACCTGGAGTCAGGAACAATTGACCATACGTACCCTAGCCCCTGAGAGCGCGGCAGCCGACGTTTCGTCGTTGCATAGCCGAATGCCTCGCATACTTGCTTAAACACCGTCTCAGGGCGTTTTGGTCGTCCTTTGGGGTTAATATAACCACCAAACCGGAGTACGTTGTTGAATCTGTCAGCTGTACCAGCATCCATCAGTTGTGCCATTGCAGCCGACATTGCCTCCTGTGTTGCTTCACCAATACCTGTGTCCGGGTCAATGCCACACGTTGTAAAATACTGGCGTGCGGTTTTACGGTGCAGCGATGCGTATGTGCGTTGCGTTACTTCCATAACAGGTCGGCTTTGGACTGTATAGCCTGTAATGCCGGGTTGCATTCGTGCGAACTGTGAATCGGCGGTCTCTCTGTTCAGTGCTGTGATAGTGACATATTCATTTCGATGCCCCTTCCTGAACTGGTACGTGAATGAAATCGCCTGCTGCTCACGGTCAATGCGAGCGGCGGCCACCTCATCCATTACCATCATTTCAGCCAGAGTTAACTTTTTACGGCCACCATCCAGCAAAAATTTCAGTGATGACTCGTCAACATCGAGCTTCAGTTCGTGTTCAATATCCCATCTGGCCAACTGCGCCTGCTCTTCTTCTGAGAGAGACCGCTTTGACAGTAATTCATCACGCAGGTTTTCATCAGGAGTATCGATCTCCATGTGGCGCATGACCGTTAAATCCCACACACGCTCTTTTGCTGCCTTACGTAATTCCTTCCCTGCTGCGCTAAGGTCTGTATCTTCAGCCAGGTGCTGGACGTTGTAGCCATCAGAATAAAGAATACAGATCATATTGTTTGCAAAGTCGTTGCGAGCCCGTGCCTCCATAGCAGCGACACGGAATTTCATCTTGATATAGGTCGTATCAGCCAGGCCGAGCGAAAGACGGTCACCGTCAAGGACGGCGTCAGTAAACTCGTCATTTATCTCGGCGGTCTCCAGGAGTGCCTGCAGAAATCCGCGCTTGATATTTTCTTCGCGCTCTTCACGTATTCCTGGCAGTTTGTTCAGGCCAACAATGAACTCTGTAGCCGTTCTGTCACGGCGTAGCATCTGGATAGCATCAGACGGCACGACCTGTCCGCAGAATGAACCGAAATGGCGGGTAAAGTGTTTTTCTTCTATGGATACGCCTGAGCTTATAGCGGGACTATAAATCAGCCCATCGTATAGCTTTGCTTGTTTGTTTGGTGCATCAGTGAACGCGACGACTTCAGCATCGGGCTTTGTGTCCTGGCTGACATAGAGCCACTTTTTCTCCGGCCAGCGGTCACGCAATTGCAACAGTAGCTGCTCGGCAAAATTAGTAGAGTCTGTCGCCAGCAAGAACTTCTCTCCAGCCTGAACCGATTTTAAAACTTCGACCATGATACGGTCATTGTCTGTGTAGAGAACCCGGCGCGCTTCCCGATCTCCGTTAGCGGTTTTATACGTGACATCGACCGGCAGCTCGACAACGTGAATTTGTGTCCACGCAGACAGTCCAGTTTGCTCACGCCTGGCCAGCGCTAACTCGCATAAATCGACCAGAATGTCGCTGGCATCAGCGTCAACCAGCAATGCATGGTCATCGCTAGATGCGATTGCATCGATCAGACGATTGAATACGTCAACAGGATGAGCCATTGCCTTACCCGATAGCGTTGCACGTAGTCCCTGGGTCGCTTCGTCCAGTCCGAAAAAGTCGTGCTTTTTCATGAGAGGTTGCCAACAACCTTTAACAATTGAGTTAATACAGATCGTCAGTTTGTTAGCGTATGGCGCCAGTTCTTTGTAGCCCTGGTCCTGATAATGCAGGATGTCGCAGTTACGGCGAGTTCCATCGTCTGCGCGTGTCATCATGTCCCATAGTCCGCCAATGAGTGACACGCGGTGAGCAACAGAAACCCCACGCTCAGCGTTGTGCATCAGCGGGCGGAGTAGATGTTTTGATTTACCGGAACCCATGCCGGCACGAACAATAACTGGTCCGTTCAACGACTTTATGTAGTCGAGGACTTCTTTTGTCATGTGCGGCTTGTCGAACCGTTTATACGTTATGTGATCTGGGCGAACAGATGGATTGATAACCCGATCGCTGAACGAGCGGAACGCCTGAGCCTTTTCACACTTCTGGCGGAACGCACGTTTAACTCGATTATAAACAGTGCCGTAAAGAGCTTTGTCGGCACCAATTTTATCCAGCGTAGCTTTAATCAATGCCACTAACTCCTGTGGGGATAGCTTTGATGGACATTGAGTCATGCCAGCATCGATACAGCGCACCAGTTGTTTTGCTATGGCCCTACGGTCCGCAACTGCCGCTACAGTTAACGCCAATAACTCAACATCAAAAATATTCCCCGGCAACGTGAGTCGGTTCTCTTTAGAAAACAGCTGCCGATTTGTCTCAGTTATGCCGCGGACTTGCTGCAGGTCATTAAAGTCACTGCATTCGTCCTCATCAGTGTTAAATATGGGATATGTACAACGAACGGCAGGGTATTTTTTCATGACTTCGAGGCCAACTCGCAGACCGGTGTTTCCCTTGCCAGCTCGCTGTGAGCGTTGGTCATTATCCAGAGCACACCACAGCTCGATGCCGGGATACAAATCAACTATTTGCTCGACAACTTTAATGACATTGTTAGCCGATACAGCAACGATAACAGCATCGAATCTTTTTTTTGCAGCAGCAAAAACGGATGCGCCGGTAGCAAAGCCCTCAACGACACATACCCTGGTTGCGCAACGTAGTTTACCTATAACATGCCCACTTCCGGCAAAATCACCTGGGTCAATGGCGCGTGTTTGATATTTATCACCTTTGTATGTTATTCGCTGCCAGCCAGCCACACGGCCATTTAATCTGTTATCTAGGTGGGAGAGAGGAATAGCCATAACCTCTTGTTTAGCAGGTTTTTTATTGTTGGGACCGTGGTCCCACACAGTAACGCGACGAACATTGCAGAATGGAAAAATTGATGAAATTCCCTTCTTTGCTGCATATGGCCACGTCCCGTCTTCAGATGGGGAATCTGAAAATGCGCGCGAAAAGTCCAGATATTCGTTAAGGTCAGCATCCCGGCGCTGGCTCTCCATACGTTCAGCTATAAGCTGTAATCGTTCACGCTCTTTTCGCTTATCCTCAGCTCGCTTTAGTCGAGCTAAATCTTTGCTTGATGGTGGGACCACGGTCCCACCGTTACGCTGGATGTGTTGTCTGTATTGAGCAGCCAGGAATTGCATGCCACTCCAGACACCGGCATCGGTACCTTTGCAGACAAAGTTCACGAATGGGTATGCTATACCGTCATGCGTGGATTCCATGCGAGAGTAAATTTCGACTTTACCACGCAGTTTAGGAATTAAAACAGGAGGAGAATGGCGCGCATATTTTGTGAATTTTTCAGACGCACCACGCGAGGTAGACAGCTGGATTTCATGTGCACATTCATGCCAGTTAATGCCAGCCGCGCCAGCTATTGCTGCCAGTTCATCAGCACCGGCATCCAGTAGAGCGAACGGGTCGGAGTTAAATTGTTGTTGATAGAAGTCCGCTATTCTCATTTTTTTTTTGTCCAAACGGTTACTGCACAGTTGCGCAGGAACGGCGAACGGACTATCATCAACATACAGATTTGGTTTTTCAGCGAGCTGCTAAGCGCTAAAAATTTCGTTGATGAAGCCTGTTCGATAGAAGCCCCGGTCGCCACAACCGGGGCTTTTCTTTTTTATGCACCCACTGAATGTCAGTGGCAAATGCCCCGGTCGTCACTATTACGCCACATAATAGCCTTTGATCGGTACACCTGACAAGTTAGTATCTTATTCTGATCTATATACCCTTCACCGCTATAGATTTTGCCACCAGGATGATTGGATGCATCAACACGATATCGTCAAGATCTCTAATCACGCGCTGTGATGCCCCACCTGGTGTGTCCAGATAAACTTTACCATCGCGTTGACTCGCGAGGACTTTAACCCCCGAATCAACACCGTCTTTTGTGATAATTATCACGTCTTCACCGGTAACAGGTTCCATTTTAGGATCGGCAATCAGAACCTCACCCACCCTGTAACCTATGACATCCCCACTATCAACAGTTAGTCCATATAAGTTTCGTTCAGGCACAGAGATGTCAACATAGGAGGGAAACGTGTTGTCTACCATGCCATTCGCCAGCCATTCAGTATCAGGCCCGGTCGAAATTGAACCAATAACAGGAATACCCGTTCTTGCGTCATTGTAGACGCCAGTTAAGACCCACTCTGGCGAACGATCCAGCTCATGAGCCAGTTTCAGGCCCAGATCCAGAGCTGGCATCGCATCATTGTTCTCAAGATGAGACAAACCCGCGTATGACACGCCTACACGACCTGCCAGCGCTCTGATTGAGAACTTTGTTTTATTCTGTTGCTTTAGCTCTTCTCTACGAGCTTTCAGCCATTCGCCGCGTTTTTTCATCTCTAAATAATAAACCATGTTTGTATAGCTGACTATACAGATTTGTAGTGATACGCATCACTTTTTTATGATCTGTATTCTGGACAAAATTGATCTGTTTGTTACTATCTCATTATGAAAACCAGGGATGCAGTGAAATATGCCGGCGGAGTTGTTGAGCTGTGTACGTTGCTCAATTGTACCCGCGATGCAATCTACAAGTGGGGGTCTGATGTTCCCGAGCAACGCCAGTACGAACTGGAAGTGAAAACGTCTGGTGCTCTGCAATCCGATTACACGCTGCATAAACAAAAGGGTACACCGCCGTGTCAGTAAATATACGTCCAGAGCTGGACACGATGTCATCAGTGTTGATTTCTGCTACGCAGCAAATGCTGCGTGAAACGGGAGAGAGTTGCTCTTTTTTTGCGACTGAGCGGTTGATTCCCTCGCTTGAAGTGCAAGGCTTGATTAACACAACACCGTCTCATGTCACAGCAGGTGAGTATCTGCGCTGGCGGCAGCGCTGTATCAAACGAGCGCAACGGGTGCTTGCAGGTGATACCCCTATGCCAGCCGATTGGGTAGTGACATGGCTTGCGCAGTTGTCGCAACCGTACAGAGACAAATGCGCACAGAAATTAGCAGCATTGCAGGGATTAATGCAGATGCCGTTACCGCAGCGTAATCATGCGCGCGTAAATGCAGTGCGTGCAGAAATAGACACCATCACGCAACGTTTTGGAGCTGTACTGGCAAGCGCAGCTCCAGCACATGATGGTGTGTATGACCAGTCCGATTGCAGGAGAGAGTTACGACTATTACAGAACCGTTTACTTGACCTGTACCAGCAAATCGGGTGCGAGATGGCAAACATAGAGGCCGCTACAGGAATTATTCCGGACAGCATCACTATTTCATCACGTAGTCCGTTGTGCCAACCAGGAGGTGCCAGTGTTGCAGTTTAGCTATGTCAGAAAGGAATTGACCGAAGCGCTGCTGTCGTATTCAAAGCTTGGGTGTAATCAGATTGTAACAATGGCAGAGCGAGCCGGTCAGGCAGCTGATTTTTTATGCACGCCTCAGCGAAAAATAGAAATCGGTAATACGTTTATTACAGTTGATGCCGAACCGGTGCATTGCACTGAGGGGCGTCCGTACCGCGGTAGTTCAGTACCAGTATCACCGTTTATTTTCAGTCAGATCGCGTGGCGTCGTGCGCTCCATGTACTGCCACGGCCATATCAGGCGTGGCTTCATTATTGCTATGGAGATTCAACCAGTTTTACCCATCAGGTTGATATCAGCAGGCATTTGTGGGAAGCGTTTTTAGTCTGCGTTAAATCTGGCGAAAGCAAACGCTGCAGCACAACCACCCAGGAACGTATTAAGAAACTTGTCTGGCTCTCAGTGCAGGAAACAAAGCACACAATAAATAGAGGTGAGCCACGTTATACCTCAGCAGATCTGGCAGCGTTATGCGGTGTTGAAAATGGAAACTGGCGAGAAAATTATCAACCGAGATGGATTCTGTTGAAAACAATATGTGAACAGATAGATCGGGAGGCATTGATATATGTCGAGCAGCTACGGAACACCGCGCGCCGCAATCGGAATTGAAATCCCGATATGCCTGTGTCGAGTAGTGATGAAGCGCACCGCAACTCAGCCCAAAATGAGACGTATCAAAGCAATAAATGAATATCAGATGTATTGCCCAAGCTGTGGCTTTTATACACATCATGACTGGTGCAAACAGGCAGTAATAGCTGAGTGGTGTGGGGCAAACAGACCAGGTGATGAGCATATAGAAAATCTCTGGCGTCAGCGATATGAGCGCCAGCAGCAGGAAAATACTGCAATACAAAAATATCTGTGACTGGGACCGCGGTCCCGCGGAGGGAAAATGCTGCTAAATGAAGATATGGCGGCGCGGGTCGGCTATACCCCGCCGAGTGTGGATTTTACACAAGAATATTTATTTCACCTACGTGGAAGTGTCGGGCAGCGCCCAAAATTAATTATTTGCGATGAGCCTATTTCATGTTCAGCGGAACGAAAGACAGGACGGCAAATAGCAATGGATAGAGCCAGAAATAAAGCTAATGGGAAAAGGAAATTTAATGAAAACATTCAGAAATATGCATCCGTATAATTATGATGGGATGATGCCGGATAATATTAAAGAGTTGATAAGTAAGCGTGGTTTTGATGGCCTGTCCGATTCGGATCGAGAGGGTGCAGGTTGGGCACAGTTAGTTAATGGTGAGCGTATTTTGATGGTAGATGGCAGGATATTAGTTAAATATCATCATGCAGTCCGTGAACCTAATCGCGCGGCGGTATTGCACTTGGCTAATGAACGCGAACAAAAAGCATTAGAAGAAGGTAGAGAAATTACAAAGGAATTACAGGAAGAATTGGAAGATCAGGTTATGAATGAGATTATAAAATATGCTCCTGTGAAAAATGAATCCGTATATATTCTGATCTGTCCTGATGATAATTTATTGCTAACATCAGCCAGCTCGGCTAAAAAATCCGAAGATGCATGCTCATACCTTCGTCGAACGATTGAGACCCTTCCTGTCACTCCCTGGGGAGATAACTCACATCTGTCAGCAGTTATTACGGCATGTCTGGCCTCTGAGGGAGCAGATTCGATTTGTAATCTGCCAGAGAATTTAGTGATCAACACATATGGTAAAACCGTACTGACTGGTGATGATAATTCACTAAAAATTATATTAGATGGTGTCAGCAACAACACGCCGGAGGCCAGACAAGTTATTGACGGCATGATCGTTCGCTCGGTTGAAATGGATCTAGTTCACCGCCCCAATAATGGTCAGCTGAAAAATCTAGCCTCATTCATGCTGCATATACCAGCACGTGGAAATGTTCATCTGAAGGCATTTGATTATGATGATGACTCAACGGATGAAGTGGAATGTTCTGGCCAGAAATACATTACGGAAATGCTCCTTGTTGCAAAATATACAAAAGAAATTTTGCATGGCTTGCAGAATATTAATTAACTGCAACCGCTATGCGTAACGACTGGTTTTTCCAAGGACCAATGAGTGAGTCGGACGCCACTAACCTCATCAATATTTATAGACAGAGAGGGCGTCGTGCTGAAATACGAGACTCATTCGACATTGGAAAAAAAATTGTGATGGTTTGGCTGCCCGTTATGAATAGGCGGCCAAAAAAATCACGAACATATCAACACACAATCTGGAATAGATAAATGAATGCTCAGAAACAAATCCTGGAAATTATTGTAAAAAATTGGCTTGATAGTAACTTAGTCATATTAGATACAGAAACCACCGGACTAGGGCCGCAGGCGGAAATAGTTGAAATTGCGGTCATAGATATGAATGGCACCGTTTTATTAAACAGCCTAGTTAAACCTAATCGACCTGTGCCGAAAAAAATCACGGAAATTAATAATATTACAAATGAGATGCTTCATGATGCGCCAGCCTTTGAACATATCTATGTAAATTTAATGGATTTACTATCAAAACATGGAAAATTTATTGCGTGGAATGCAAAGTTCGATGCACGAATGATTATGCAAAGCGCAGCCGCCGCCAATCTATATAACACTGTATCTGCGAATTACATTATTAAACTTTTTAATGATATTCGTGACCATGCAGTTGACGCTCAGCATATTTATTCAATTTGGTATGCCCAGGAAGCAGAAAGGGGATACCGCCGGCAGCGTTTAGTACACGCAGCTGAACAACAGAACGTAACAGTTGACGGTACGCCACACCGCGCCCTTGCAGACTGCCTGACAACATTGGAAGTACTGCGTGCAATGGTGGGAGGCAATAATGGCGAATAACACAATGAAACGAGAGGATCGTTACTACGTTCTGAAAACGTCAGACATTCACGACGCGTTCGTGCGTGGACTCATTTCCTCAGAAACTCTTAATGAACTGGAAAAGGCCGCGCTTGCAGTAATACAAGTTCGCAAGCTGCGCGGCAAAGACGAGCTGGCATGCGTTGTTGTTGAAAGTGACTGGCCCGAGCATGAGGTGGTGTGGGGCATGATTGAGGCGCGCATGGCAGGGGGTAGGCTGCAATGAATAACACAACAACCAGTGTTGTAATGATGGACTCTCCGGAGGCTGCAACAATTCAGACCGTAACCGGTTGGGTTGACCGGCATGGTCACTTCTGGGGTGATGATGAAAGCATGGCTCGCTTTGCCGGTAGCACTCACCAGCATTGTGACAAGAACCCCGAACATGGGATCCGGGCGAACAATAGCTACTGCGATGCCTGCTTTGAAGAGCGCGAGTTGACGCGCTTTATGGCGATGGAACGTCAGCCCTGGGATGGAGTAACAATGCTGAACCTACATGGCACGGACACGTATTTCGGTGACGCAGATGACCTCCGCGATTATTGCACAGAAAACGGCATATACCCTGAACAGTTAAAGTTAGTGGTCTGTACCCCTAACTACCCACGCGAGATAGACGGCTGTGACTATTATTATGACGATTTGCCTGACGGGGGCGATTTGCCGCTAGCACTCCAGGAGGCGTTTGACAATTTAAATGAGGCTATCCGGGCCAGTGAGCCGCTATCGTGGTCTCCGGGAAATATTGCCGCAGTTATCTCTGACGACATTTTGACGCAGAGCGAGCGTCAGGTGCTGGAGGCCCGCAGCAATGGCGAATAAATACTACATACATCCCGGCGATGCCCGGCTGGACCGCAGAAACCGCTTGGGCGACACGATACCCGTCATAGATGTTTACAGCTCGGATGGCGACATTGTTTTAATGTTGCCGGGTTCGCTCTCTGATGCTGATGTGCACGAAGTGCTGCGCGAAATCAACAGGATTTACACATCAGGATTTAGAGCTGGCGAACGTAGCCGCAGCCGGGAATTTAGAGCGTTATTAGCTGATGGGGTGCCACGCAATGACGAATAACACAACAACCAGCGCTTACGAACTGATAGCCGAGGCCTGGCGTTTGATTGACGGCCAGGACCCGGCAACAGCGGCATGGCATTACGCTGCGTCAGTATGGATAAATGCTCACAATCGTGCAGGGGAATCAAACAACGCTCAGCCAGCCGAGCAGTCGCTATCCGGCACCGAGGCCGCGCCAGCACTGAATTACGCAGCAAAAAAGGCTGCGTCGCTTGCCACCACGTCGTCGGTAGTACTGGATGAGGCGCAATCACGTGAGCTTTTTGAAAAATGGTGCACCGTAAATATTGAGCGCAACAAGTGGCATCCAGAGTTCTACGCGGGCTGGCCAGCGCGCATGCAATGGGATGCATGGACCGCCTGCCGTGCCGCAATGCTCACGACGGCAGGGATCGAATGGCTTGGATTCGACCTTGCAGAAACGGTAATACCGGGGGGATGGAAACTGGTGCCAGTTAAACCCACCGAGGACATGATTATTGCCGGGTTTGAGTCAGAGCCTGACGAGTTTTTTAGCCCGCCGGAAGTATGGGAGGAATACTCACAACTAATGCCTGGATGTCATCAAGCAGCGTACAGAGCGAAATTATGTTGGTCCGCGATGATGAATAAAGCCCCGGACTACCCGGCGCAGGAGGATGGACAGTGACGACGGACACTTTACTTAAAGTGCTGGCCTCTCGTTCGGCAAAAAGCATCGCAGCCGGGGGCGATGGTTACATATCGACTGCAACACTAATTTTTGACGTAGGAAGGAGCACGCGCGCGGTGCGCCGTATTCTTGATACGGCACTGGCCAGCGGTGCTGTTGAGCGCCGTTCTGGCGGAGATGGCAGGCCATACAGCTATAAAGCGACGGAGGTTACATGCTCCTGACTCATCGCAGCAAGACATCTGGCGAGTTGCGCGATAGTTGGCGCACAGACCCGCGGATTGCGGCGGGTCTTTTTAGTTTGCTTCGCCCATGCAGTATTGATTGTTGTGCCAGTCATGATAATCACTTATTGCCAGATTATTTTACACGTGAGGACAACTGCCTCCAGATCGACTGGTTAGCAGAGGCGCATAGCCGAATGGTTGAGCCAGCCTTGTTTGCGAACCCTCCGTTCTCACGCGTAGATGTTCGTGCGGCCGTTCCGCACAACGGTATGTCTAATTTTTTCGATAAGGCCCGCAAGGAGGCAGAAAAGGGGGTCTATTCACAATGGCTGTTTCGCGCCCGTCCTGGTGAAAATTGGTTTCCTTGGCGCCATGCGAGCAGGATCTGGTTCATTGTTGGGCGTATCGGTTTTGTTGATGCAGAGACAGGGCTAGTCGATACAGAACAAACGGAGAATCATGCTGTGGCTGAGTTCATTCCGGGAGAGCGGCCATTTTTGGCACATGGATTGCCGATAAATAGAGATGACATCATTGCAGCCGGCGAACGTGCGCTAAAAACATCAAGATACCCCATGCTTAACAAGCGGTTTCTGGAGTTGCAAAGCAATCAAACAGGTTTTTATTCTTGATTGCAAGCGGATTTTTGATGTGGGCTCTAGCCACATTTAGACATCAACGGCAGCATGCTCTTTTTTATCATAATGTGTGTATTGCACAGAGAAATAGAGATGAGGTTTCTCTGTTTTATCCGTTCAATTATCTCATTGGCATGAAATTTTTAAGACTCATCAAGAACTTACAAGAAAGTTTAAAATATTGTTATTGTCAACTTTAAGGAAACTATATTGTTACGCTATTGCCATGTTGTGTATTGAAATATAGATTATTTTTGGATGTTGGTAGTAATTGTTGGAAATATTGGACGCTAGTTAACTTTTTGTTCTGGAAGACTTTTTGTAATTTATGGAAAGCTGTTTACTGTATAAATAAACAGTACTACAATATAGTTTTTCAGGCATTTACGCTGGCAAAGGTAAATACCAGGGGAGCTTGGTGCGTTTAGTCGTACTGGCTAGTCCGGAGGGAAATTTTGATGAATCATATAATGATGTGCAGCTCAGACGCCCTGGGGCAGAAATTACGCGAGCTACATGCTTTGCTACAGATTGTTCACAGAACTTTGGATAGCAGTGACAGCAGCATTTTCATAGCAGAATCTATAGATCTGATGAGTGCGGCATGCGGGATGACGCATGATTGCGAGTTATTGCGTCAGCGCATGGATGCCGAGCTTTATCAGCAGAATAGTAAATACTACGCCCAGTAGAGAAATTATGAAGTAGTGGGACCGTGGTCCCACGCATTAGTACAGCGGTTTAAAATCAATGTCTGCGCCACACGCGGTTGCGAATCTGCTCAGGGTCTTAACACTGGCATTGAGCGGATTTGCCATGAGACTATTAATTCCTGACTGGCTAATGTTCATTCTCTTTGCTATTTGCTGACGACGTAGGCCAGAACGCTGCTCTATCTCATCGAGCACGGCCAGCAGCGCTAACTCCTTGTCTGCCTCATTGTAACCACGGATTGCTTCCGGGGTGTTCAGCAGATCAGATCTCATTTCATCTAATGTAATGCCTTTAACTTTCATCGTTCATCTCCTGTAGCCTTGATCTGGCCAGCTCAATAGCACCAGGTGGTGTTTTTTGAGACTTTTTCACAAAAGCACATAGTAGGTAGATATTTTTGCCAACTGCATATGCATATAACGTTCGCGCAATATTTTTGTCACCCACCCTTAGTTCGAAAAGCCCGCCACCCATGCTTTTGCTATGTGGCATTCTTAGCTGGCCATCTTCGCTCAGACGTTCAATCAGTCTGAACATGCGACCTCGTAACTCATCTGGTAAGTCCTTTAGCTCATCAACAGCAGCAGGATGTGCCGTAACATTAAACATAGTATATCCCCCTATAAAAATAATTCTACCACAGCAGAAAAATTAAAAAATAAAAAATTTCTATTAAAATAGAAAAATAAGACTAGCTTTGCGCAGTAGTGAGAGTTAAATTTGTACACATAGACGGGACGCCACCCGCCTAACTAGCTAAAAAGACAGGAGAAGATATGAATTATAGCGGCAACGAAGAAGTACGAGACGATCTGAAAAAATTCACTGAAGCGTTATACGAAGTTTTCAGACAAGCATCAGCATTTGAGAGTCGTTACAAATGGAATAAAGGTACCTTGGTTGAACGCCTGGCCGGTACTGCGGTTGGGGATGCTAAAGATGGACTGGCTGAAATCTATCGGAAGATTGCAGAAGTAGAGCATCAGTTCCAGGACTAATAGTAAAGGGCCGGACGCCACCGGCCCCAATAAGGCAGGAGACGACCATGCATTACCGTAAATTAAGAAATGAAATGACAGAAGAGGCCCTGGCAGTTGAGTTAGCACTACGTAACTATGTGCATATGACAATAGAGGAGATCGCAACAGTTTGTAGTATGAGCACTACTGCAGTGATGTTTATTATTGAACAAATGATGATTCATCATGTGACCCGGCGATTTTCTGATGGCGGCTACCGTTTGACAGATGAATATATAGCTACTCTGCGACGTGCCGCATAATTAATTTGGGACCACGGTCCCAAATTGCTGCTTGCAAAAAAATGACAGATTTACTATCATTTTTCTAAAGTTGGCAGAGCTACAAGCTAACGTTTATGAACCGCCGCAGGGCGGTTTTTTTGTGCCTTGAAAATGGGCGCTGCGACATGAGCCACCATGCCACAGCTCTCACCCATGCAGCCCAGCCACACAGGCGAAACAAGGCCCATTGCTGATGCGCACCAGCAAAAAGAGCCTACCAAATAAGGCCAAAAATTTCCATGCAAAACACTGTAAATGTAAACAGTGCTCAATTAGTAAACGCTGATTCACTTCAGTACATCAAAACACTACCCGACAATAGCATCGACGCGGTAATCACAGACCCACCTTATTACAGGGTTAAATCGAACTCTTGGGACAATCAGTGGTCGTCTGTTGCAGATTACATCGCCTGGTTAGATGAATTTTTTGCAGAGTTTTGGCGGGTATTGAAGCCTGCCGGATCTTTGTACCTGTTTTGTGGTCCACGTCTTTCGTCTGATACTGAGATATTGCTGCGTGAGCGGTTTAATGTGTTGAATCACATCATATGGGCCAAGCCGTCCGGACGCTGGAACGGATGTCGCAAGGAATCTCTTCGGGCATATTTTCCGGCAACAGAGCATGTGTTGTTTGCAGAACATTACGGAGCTGAAGGTTTTGCAAAGGGCAGCACAGGCTATGCGTCAAAATGCAGCGAGTTAAAAGGGCAGGTTTTCACGCCGCTGATTGACTATTTCAGGTCTGCACGCCAGCGGCTTGGGATATCTGCTGCTGATATTAATGCGGCAACAGGCACACAGATGTGCAGTCATTGGTTTAGTAGCAGTCAGTGGCAGCTACCAAACGAACGGCAGTATGTAGCACTGCAGGCGTTATTTAACAGCCGAGCAAAAGAGCAAGGCAGCGTTGGTTTGTCGGCTGACTATGATTCATTAAAACGTGATTACAACGGATTAGCACAGGAATACGGTCAGTTAGTTGCTCAATATAATGACCTGCGCCAGCAGTATGAAAACTTGCGTCGCCCATTCACAGTAACGAAGAACGTACCGTTTACCAACGTCTGGACATATCCGGCAGTCCAGCACTATCCAGGCAAGCATCCGTGCGAAAAGCCGTTAGCAATGATGTTGGATATTATTGCAGCGAGCACTCGGCCCGGCGATATCGTAGCAGACTTTTTCATGGGTTCAGGTGCGACAATTAAAGCTGCGATTCAGTTAGGACGGCAGGCAATTGGCGTAGAGCTTGAAGAGGAGCGATTCAGTCAGACAGTCAGTGAGATAAAAAACCAGTAATCACGAAGCCCCGCTAGCCGGGGCTTTTTTATGCCCGCGCCGCGGGTGCGGCGGAGCGATGCAAACAGTTATTGAATATGGAAATCCCGATTTGTGGCTCGTTCTGCTGATGTTCATCGCAGGAGCTATATCCAGCGCGCTGCTGTCTCCAGAGCCGCTTACAGCACGTCGGCTGGTTGGTGATGTGCTGCGTGGAATCATCGTGGCCATAACGCTCTGGGCATACGGCATCGCCGGGAAAGTATCAGTATTACAACTCATCGCGCTTGCCGGACTGTCAGCTATCGCATGGCCGCACACGGTGAACGAAGTCACCCGATTCGCGCAGCGCTTAATCAGCCGGGTTCTCGGCAGGAGAAAATAAAATGAATTACGGACTGCTCAGAAAGCAGGACGCGGTAGCGTATGCACGCGCAGCCTGCGATGTCATCGGTCATGGGAAGGGCAATCATGCTGTCCCGTTGCTTGTTGAGACGGCGGCAGCAGAAACGTTGCTGGGTGATTATAAAGACCCCACTCCAACAAGCGCTGGTACTGGTTTAACGCAAGTCGATCAGGGGACGTTCGAATGGCTGCGTACACGTTATCTCAACACCACGATAGCGAAAAATCTGTTGAAAGAGTTCGGCATTGATTTAAGCCGAACTGCGTATCAGGAGCTGCGTACATCGCCGCTGCTGGCGATGATTTTTTGCCGACTCCGATACCTCGTTGTATCTGCTGCTATCCCGGCAACGATTGAAGAGCGCGCCGCTTACTGGAAGCAGCACTACAACACATCGGCAGGAAAAGGCACACCCGCCGATTATTTGGATAAATGCCGGCGCTCCGGAGTCAGTGAGCTTCTGGCAGGCAGCTATGACTAAGGAGGCCCGCATGGGTATCAAAGCTATTATTCGCGGACTGTTGTTATTTAGCGCTGTGTTTTTATTGCTCGTAGTCGCCACACGGCCAGCACTGGCAGAGACCGGATTGCAGGATGTGATGAACTCACTGCCCCCCGGCTGGGGTGCATGGATTACTGGATGTGGCATTGTGCTGTATGCAATTGCTCAGCTCCGGGCAGTGATGCCGCCGGCTCTGACCAGCCGAATCCCTGGACTCATCATGAAGTTACTCGACTACGTTGCTGCGAACTATAAGCACGCCAGAAATGCTGAGCAACCGAAAGGAGGTGATGCTACGAGTATCCAGCCAGGGCAGATAAACACCGATTATCGTGTGTTAGTCGAAACAGCAAAGCGGGAGGGGAAGTTGCGTGGAAGCAGTATTGAGAATGCTGGCGATCAGTCTGGAGTTGATCGTGCAGGCAGTAAAAGCCCGAAGTAGAGATGAACGCCAACAGCGCATTGAATATGCGCGCAATAACCCTACCGATTATTTGCGCCGCTTTGGCCGGGTGTATGAGCCTGAAACAGGCATCACTTCCAGCACTGACTCTGACCCCGTGTGCAGCAGAAAAGCCGACACTGAAAAGTGTGGTCCATCTTGATGGGCATTTCATTTTAACGGACGCAGAGATGGGTCAGTTAACAGGCTATATCGCAGCCCTGGAAGAGGGTTGCGTGGCTCAAGATTAGGAATAGGGAAATGAAAATTTTTATCTCAGGGCCAATGACAGGCTATGAGGATTTCAACCGGAAAAAATTCAATGCTGAAGCAGCAAGATTGACCAGACACGGACATATTGCATTAAATCCAGCAGGGTTACCAGACGGCTTGAGTGAGCGTGATTACATAGACATCTGTATGACGATGCTGAGTTGTGCAGATGGGATACTGATGTTGTCAGGCTGGGAGAGTTCAGCAGGAGCAACAACAGAATATCATTATGCATACAGGGCGGGCATGCCTGTTTATAGTGAAATCAATTATCCGCAAAGAGATTAGAGTAGCGGATTTAGGAGTAATTTATGGGTTTTTTTGTGAAAAACTCAGTTATATTAGGAGTGCCAAAATTTCAATTAGATTTTAGTGATATAGACTTTACTAAACCAAATTTGGATAGGCGTGTATATTACATTCGCCCAGGAAATTTAATATATATCGATGCGGGCGGATTAAAATTAGCTAACGATAATGTTTGGCCTCTTGAGTGGCAGAACGGATTGCCGGTAGGACGACATGAACCTGAGCCACAACGAACAAACAAAATAATTGATAGCCGTGTAACAGGGTCAGGCTGGCGTTCATATAATGCTGATATATCCGGGAAAATAATAGCACCTGACGGGAGTGAAACCAGATTGATTAAAAAGTCGGTAGCGACATCTGATGGAGGCATGTATCAGACGCGTGCTCTGTTCGGCATGGAGTTTCCGATTACATTGTCTGTCTACGGTAAATCAGCAGGCGTGTTCGCGGTTTACGCAGAGAATACCGGCGCAGCAAATCAGATAATTTTTCGTAACGCTGCGGAATGGCAGTACGCGACAAAAACAATCCCTGCTGATGCTGCAAATGCAAACTACAACGGCACGGTCGTTATTTACAGCAACTCTGAAACACTATTGGGTGATGCATTTGCGGGCTGGGCAGTTCAGGCAGAGACGGGAACATTTGCAACGTCTCCGATACTGACTGGCACGGCTGGGGCAACCCGCGCAGAGCCAATAGCGAAAATTAAAAATCCTGGCGGCCAGGCCACTGCTATACGCATCCACTACACTGACGGCACGCATACAGAGATTGCAGCAGTGAATGGTGGCGATTTCGATATACCGAAATCTACGCGGCAATGGACTACGCGCTACATCACACGCGTTCAATACGGCAGAGGGTTCTGATGATGCAGTATTTAAAATTCCCTGATGAGTCATCAGCGCAGAAGTTGACGGGATGGTGGTCTAACAATACTGGGTGGCCACACCCTAGATCAGAATTACAAATCGCAGTACGCGGAACATCACATTGATGTTTTGTACGGAACGATACCAGATACCGCACAAAAATATGTAGTGAAACCAGTAAAACCGGAATTTGTCCTGGCATGAGGTCGTATGAGTAAAACCGTCCCAGTAATAGCGTCAGTAGATGGTTGGCTAAAAATTGATTTAAAACCGGGGGCTCTACTTCAGCCGCTGGATGGAGCCATCTACTGGACAGCAACAGATCCAGGATCGGGGGTCGCCTATGCAACGCACATTGGCTCTGAAACAATAAATGCAATCTCAGATGAAACAATATGGATTCGAGCTATCGGTCTATGCGATGTCAACATAGCGTTGACACAATAGTTAATATGGGACCACGGTCCCAGCGTGGTTCGTCGCCGTCATCCTGTATTAGCAGAGACCTCATGACCAGAGAGAGCGTGCAGGATGAATCAGTAACGGACAATACCATGTTCATTAGCGGCAACGTCAGCCGTGGTAGAAGAAGCGGCGTGACTCCGAGAGAGAGCGGAAATGCATACAGGCTGCCACAGGCAGCCTTTTTTATAATAGTAAAAGAGGGAGACTAATAATGGGTAACATTATTAATAACAGGGATTCTCTGAACGGAACGGTAGTTGCATTAAGCAGCACCACACCAGCACAGGATACACTCCGAGAATGGTTGGTAAAAAATTATGTTGATCATCAAGACATGATGGAAATGGCAGTAAAGGCAGCAAAAGTAATCAATGCTGCGTTTGGTGAACTGGATGCCTCCACGCGCTAAACGTCCGTGCCGGCATCGCGGATGCGCGTTAGTAACTAATGATGATAGCGGTTACTGCGATGCGCATAAACAAGACCATGCGAGCGATGGCTGGCAAAGATATCAGCAAGGTAAAAGCAGACAGGAGCGTGGGTATGGGCGGTCATGGGAAATCCGGCGAGTCCTGATACTGCAACGTGATAAATACATTTGCCAGGAATGTCGGCGCAAAGGAATCGCTACACGCGCGAGCACCGTCGACCATGTCATCGCTAAGGCACACGGTGGAACAGATGACGATGACAATTTGGAGTCACTGTGCTGGCCATGTCATAGGACGAAGACCGGTAAGGAGCGTATCCGATGAGCTATACACGTTGTACCTATTGTGGTTCACATTTGCACACGGTCGCTAACTGCCCTAAGACGTGGAGCGGTTCATCACGCCGATCCAGCCTGCGTTGTAGCTATTGTGGAAAGTCCGGGCACAACTCAAATGCTTGCCCTCACAACGCGAGCAGCGGTTGCAGGCGCAGCCTGAGCGATGACTTCTACCTCGATTGAGCCGGGGCAGCAGGGTGGTGCTGGCGACAGGGGGTAGGGGGGGGG